GCATTAGGAACGGCTACAGGTCTTGCTGGATTGTACGGAAAAATATTCGGGTAATTAATTATGAGAACTTTAAATAGACCAATGTTTAGATACGGCGGCCCTATCAAAGAGGGTGTTATGTCCGGGATTCGGGAACCGAGAAAAGATGGTGGTATGTTATTGGTTGGTGAACACCCAAAAGAATTTAAAGATGCTGGTGGTAGAGAAAAACACTTAGCACCTATCGTATATGGTGCAGGTTTGGGACTGGCAAGATTAGCCCCTCTTGCAATGAGAGCAGGAAGAGCGATTAAAGGTATATTTGGTTCAACAAGACCTTTCCAAGGACCAATAGGTTCAGCAACAAAAGTACCAGGAAAATTTTCAAGAGCATCAAACGTAAGAATACCTTCTTCAGGAACTTATAGTGGTGTAAAATATACACCAGGTGGAAGTATACCCTCAGCATCTGGAACAAAATTAGGAGAGGGTTTCGTACCAAGTACCGTAGGTAGATATTTAATAAATTCACCAGAAGGTAGATTAATTGCAGGCAGCACAGGACTTGCTGGTAAAGTTGGAAGAGGTGTTTACAAAGGTGGTAAATATTTAGCTTCATCTCCAATAACAGTTGCTGGAGGTTTAATATATGCCGGCGGTAAATTCTTTAATAAAGATGGTACACCTGCAAGTGCAGACGCTATTGCAAAATCTAAAGCAAGTGAGGGTGGTCCTCCAGGTGGTGGGGAAACTAGATTCGGTAATCAAGAAGCTGTTTATGATGCTCCTCAAGCAAACACTGGTACAGATATGTCTACAAAATCTGCAGAAGAACTTAGAAAAGATCGTGTACAAAGATACAGAGATATCATGGACATTAAAGGTATGAATAAAAATGCTGCATACAATTCTTTAATTGCAGCTAGCCAATTAATAAATCAAGAAGGTGATTTTAAAGGTAGTTTAAAAGATGGTAGTTTAATTAGTAAAATTATTGGAGCGACTGGTAAAGCGTTCGATAAACCAGCTCAAACTAAAGATGCTATCGATACATTAATATTAAAAGGTGAGATTGAAAAAGATATTAAAGCTTCAGATCCAGCTGCAAAACTTGCAGCAGAGCTTACTCAAAAAAGAATAGATTTAGCTGAAAAACAATTAGCTGGCGATAGCCTTGAGGATACAGTTAATGCTATCTTTGCAAAAACTGGTGCGTTTCCTTCAGGTAGCGGACTTGCAAGTGTAGCACGTACTAAAGGTATTGACGTTAAAGATGTTGCTAAAACAGAAGATATAAATAATTTTTTAAAAGCAAACCCTGGTAAAAATGAAATTGACTTTATGGAGTCACAAGTACAAATAACTATAGAAAAAGGACAACCTATTACTCCAGGAGCATACGTAGTTAAAGATAGAATAATTGTAATAGATTCAGAAGGCAACGTAAGTCCATACTTGTAGGAGGATAAATGTCTATATTTGATACAGGCAATTACGAACCAAAAAGCAATGTAGGTACAATAGAATCTATGCTATCAGGTGTAGCTTCAGGTTTAATTGCTATACCAAAAGGTTTCTTTTCTCTAGGTGCAAGTCTCATGGATCTTGGTGTGAACAGCGGTAAGGCTGCTAGAGTTGAGCAATGGTTTGATGATCTTACAGAATTTGATGAGAAAGCAGAAGCAACAGCTGCTGGTAAAATTACAGAAGCATTAGTTAATATTGGTATACCTGGTGGTATTGCATTTAAAAGTGCTAGTGGTTTAGCAAAAGCTTCTATGATTGCAGGTAGAAATAATAAATACGTAAAATTAAATAATAAAAGTCTTGTCGGTGCAGCAGACGAAGCATTAGAATTAACAACCAAAGGTAAAGGCAGACAGTTTATAGCCGGTGCATTAGGTGGTGGTGTAGCAGAAGGTGTGTTTGTAGGTGATGCCGAAAAAATAGGTACGTTTGGTGATCTTATTGGTGGCCCAACAGCAATAGATAGAAGTGAGACAGATCCGGATGCAACAAGAGAAATATTAAACAGAATTAAATTTGGTACAGAGGGTGCATTATTTACAGGTATCTTAAGTGGTACAGGTCAAGTTATTAAAAAAATAACAAACAGGAACAAGGGATTAGATACAGCTAACTCACAGTTAGATAGATGGATTGATACTGTTGCTTCAAAATTTAGAGCACGTAGTGGTAAGACTCAAGAGTTTTTTGATATAGAAAGACAATCTATTGGAGCACAAGCAGCTGATGCAAACGTTGCAAGAAATTTATCTCAAGATCTAGATGTAGATATTGATAAGTTGTTTCCACCTATGCGTACAGTATTTAACAAACAATCTGCAAAAGAAAGAGCAGCATTTTTAGGGGATGTAAATGATGCATTATTATCTGGTGAAGCAAGACTAGGTGATGATGGTGTTGCAGCTTTTGGAGAAATAGACAATGCAGCTAAACAAAGAGTTATTGAAGGTATAAGAAAATTTGCACCTAATAGACAAGTTGCTGAGGAACTAGAAAAATCTATTCTTGGTGGCTTATCTGTAATGAGAAGTAAATGGTCTGATTTGTTTTCTAAACTTGGTGGATCATTAGACGCTGCAGATATACAAACATTTAAACAATTGTTTGGTGGTAAATTTAAAAACTATCTTGGTTCTACTTATGATATATTTCAAGATAGAAGTATTCTACCATGGATGAGATATAAACCAGCAGCGCAAGCAATTGATAATGCAAAAAATTTATTTAAAGCTAGTGCAAGAGAGGCAGGTAAAGATCTTACAGATTTAGAAGCAGAGCAGATAGTAAACAATGTATTAAAAACTTCTGGACTACCTAAAGGTTTAAGAATGGATAAACCTTCTGATGCATTATTTAATATACCAGACTTTTTTGTAAACAGAACAGCGTTAGATGATGCAGTCAAACGTGGTGGGGTTGCTAGAATATCTATTAAAGATGTAGCATCTGAGGCTGATAGAAAAGTATTTGATGATTTGTTTGGTAAACAAAAAAACCCAATGCAAACTATGATAGGTGGTATGGCTAAACTATCTTTAATTACACGACGTAATTTATTTTATGATGACCTTATAAAAAAGAATGACGAAGTAGTCGCTAATTTTAGAAATGCTGCAGATAAAAATTCTGTACCACAACCTATGTTTGCTAGATCAGAAGCAGAAGCAAGAGCTTTCTTTGGTGATGACTTTCAAAGAATTGCAGTTATCGATCCTGCACAAACTTTAAATGTAAACATTGCGTCAGGTGCAAGTAATCCTTTTGGTGATGTTGCAAAACCTTTCTTTGCTAGAAAAGGTGTGGCAGAAGCTTTAGAAAAAACTTCTTTAAATACACAGAGTTCAGGTATACTCGGTAGACTATATGAAAGTTTAGTATTGTATCCTAAAGCTACATCACAGATAGCTAAAACAATTTTATCACCAGTAACACACTTACGTAATTTTGTAAGTGCTGGAGCTTTTGCTGCAGCAAATGGTATCTTACCAGCAGCAGACCCTGCTGCAATTAAACAAGCATACCAGGCGTTACAAACAGGATTAAAAGGCACAAGACAACAAAATGATTTGTATCAAGAACTATTAGAGCTTGGTGTTGTAAACTCTAACGTAAGACTTGGAGATCTATCTAGACTATTACAAGATGTAAACTTTGGTGAGACTATGACGTCTGACAAAGGCATGAGATTATTATTAAAACCATTATCAAAATTAAAATCCGTATCACAAGATTTATATACAGCTGAAGATGATTTTTGGAAAATATATTCTTGGGCTGTAGAAAAATCTAGATTAGAAAAAGCATATGAAAAAATTGGTGTAACAAGAGGACAGTTTTTTAAACGTAACGGTGTTGATGTAAGACTTGATGAACAATTTTTAAAAGAAGAAGCAGCTGATATTGTAAGAAACAATATACCCAACTATGATTACGTATCTGATTTTGTAAAAGGTTTAAGAAAACTACCAATTGGTAACTTCGTATCTTTCCCAGCAGAAATAGCTAGAACAGGTACAAACATTGTAAGACGTGCATTAAGAGAAATTAATGAGACTATAACTTTACCTGATGGTAGAGTTGTAAAACCTATGGAAGCAATAGGTTATACTAGATTATTTGGTTTTACTACTACAGTTGCAGCAGTACCTATGGCTACATCAGCCGCTTTCCAGGCCCTATACGACGTCACAGACGAAGAAAGAGAGGCTATCCGTAGGTTTGCAGCCCAATGGTCAAAAAACTCTACTTTATTACCTATAAAACAAGAAGATGGCAGTTTTAAATACATAGATTTTAGTCATGCTAATGCATACGACACATTAATTAGACCATTACAATCAGTTGTTAACGCTGTTCAAGATGGTAGAACAGATGAAGATGGTATGATGGATGACTTTGCAAGAGGTTTATTTACAGCTACGTCAGAATTTGGTCAACCATTTATATCAGAATCTATTTGGACAGAAGCTGCATTAGATATTATAGCTAGAGGTGGTAGGACCAGAGAAGGTGCTCAAATATATAGTGAACAGGATACAGCGGGAGATCGTAACAGTAAAATATTTGCTCACTTAGTAAAAGCACAAATGCCTTTTTCATTAGACCAATTAAAAAGATTAGATCGATCTATAAAATCTGTTGATGTAATTACTAAAGGTAAGTTTGATGAATATGGTCAAGAGTTTGAATTCGGTGATGAGTTTGGTGGACTATTTGGTTTTAGAGCTGTTAATGTAAATCCTGATAGAGCTATGAATTTTAAAGTTGCAAACTTTCAAAGAGGTGTAAGGGATTCAAGATCATTATTTACTAGAGTTGCATTAAAAGGTGGACCAATTGAACCAAGAGAAATTGTAGATGCATACATAAACGCTAATCGTGCATTGTTTGGTGTTAAAAAAGAATTAAAAAATGACATGGACGCTGCAAGATTGTTAAATATATCTGATGAAGGTTTTAGAGGAGCATTGGATAGAGTTTCTAACATTGAAGTAAACTCTATTGATCAAAATATATTTAGACCTTATACTTTATCATTAGAAGTTAGAAGAGCTCTACAAGAAAATGCAGATAACCTTGGTGTAACAAATCCTTTAGAAGCAGCTAACGATGCTATTGCTGATCTGCAAGCACAATTTTCTGAAGTTAATTTAGGTCTTCCCGAGTTCCCTGTGTTTCAAAACCCTTTACAACCTATTATACAGGACACACCAATGGGCCCTACAACACTTAATATGCCTAGTATTAACACGGAACTTGTATCAGCACAGGTACAAGGCGGTAATTATAATAACATGACAACACAACAAAAATTAGATATACTTTTTGGTAGAGGATAACATGGCAAAAAACGCAATACAAAAAATAGAAGAACATGAAAAGCTTTGCAGAATTATGCAGAAGCAAACTCATGATAAAATACACAAGCTTGAACGTCAAATTAACCGTGTGGAAAGTATATTGTTAGTGTCTACTGGAGCGTTGATCTCAGGTATGGCCTATGTTATATTTGCTTTAATTATTAGATAAAAAAATCATGGAATTATCAAGAAATTTTTCTCTTCAGGAGCTTATCAAGTCTGATACTGCAATTAGATTGGATATCAATAACAATCCAAACTCAGGTCAAATAGAAAAACTAAAAGCACTTTGTGAAAATATTTTACAGCCAGTACGTGATCACTTCGGAAGGGTTAAAGTAACATCAGGGTTCCGTAGCGAGCAGCTGTGTGTCAAGATAGGTAGCTCGATTAACAGCCAACATGCAAAAGCTGAGGCGGCAGATTTCGAATGTATGGGAACCGACAATGCTGAATTAGCTGATTGGATTTATGCAAATCTAGAATTCGATCAATTGATCCTTGAGTTCTACACTCCTGGCGAACCCAACTCGGGCTGGATCCACTGTAGCTACACTACTGACAAACCTAGAAAACAATTTTTGTGGGCTTACAAGTCAGAAGGTAAAACTAAATACAAACCTGTAATTGGAAAAGCACAAGATTTAGTTTAGATCCAATCTTTTAATTCTTCACCCATAATCTGACTAGCAATATTGACTTTCTTTTTAAGAGCCTTAACAATTCTAGAGTCAACAGTATTTTCACAATAAATATCTATGTAAGTCATAGGATATTTTTGACCGATACGGTCTATCCTTGCTTCTGATTGTTGTCTTTTTTCAAGATCATAACCATTAGAATAATAAATCATGGTGCTAGCTGCAGTTAATGTAATACCATAACCTCCGGTTTGTGTAGTGCCTACAAAAAATCTAACCGGTGAGTTTGGGTCTTGAAATTTTTTTATATTTTCTTGACGATCGGACATTGGAGTTGGACCATAATAATCTACAAAACTATTTTCGCCATATTTTTTAACTATCTCCCGGATTATCCTATTAACATCTCTTTGCCAATGAGCCCAAATAACTATCTTACCTTCTACTTCTTCTAATAAATTCATTAACTCTGATATTCTATTAGAGTCTACATCATGTATGGTGCCATCATCAGCAGTAAAGTGACCACAGGTTATTTGTTGTAGTCTCATAAGCTGTGTCATAACTGTAGCAGTAGTCATCATCTTACCATCCATTTGAGCAAGTGCTAAATTCTTCATCTGTAAATAAAGTTTCTTTTGATCTGGTGTAAGTGTAACCAAACGTTTAATAAATGTTTTTTCTGGCAGATCTAAACAATCATCTTTTAATACACGATAAGAGAATGGTTTTAATTTTTCTGACAACTCTGGTAAGTGTTGATAACCAGTTACAATCTGTACAGATTTACCACCAAAATTAGCGGTCTTCATAACTGCGTATCTAGTTCTAAATGTGTAATAAGATGTATGACCTAGTAATTCTTTTTTAAGAAACTCACATTGTTTATATAAATCTAATGGTGATTTAGTTACAGGAGATCCTGTTAGTATTCTTTTGTATCCTGCATACTCACCTAATGTACATATATGTTTAGTACGTTTAGCATCAGGGTTTTTAATTGTAGTAGACTCGTCAATAGCCATCATAGTTCTATGGCATCTTAAAAATTTAGCTGCAAACTCTACACCTTTTTTAGTAGAAAAAGCTTCTACGTTCATAATTAAAATATGTAAATCTTCTCCAGGTTGGAAAAGTTTATCTAATTCTTTTTGTTGTTTTTGATTTATCATTGCTTGCCACAAAACTGATGTGTGTTCTACATGATCGGGTAAGTGTGTAGGAATTTCTCCGTCGTGCCAATTTTTATAAACACCTTTAGGTGCAATAATTAAAACACCATTTATTTTTCCGGCATCATATAACATTGCAATGTTATCGATTAATACTTTTGATTTACCTGTACCCATTTCCATGAAGTAAGCAAAGTAAGGTTTTTCCCATGACAACTCTAATGCTTTTAATTGATGAGCATAAGGCTTCGTTTTAAATTTATAATTCATAATTTATTTTCTTCTTTCTAGTTGACATCTTATATAGAACATCCTATATGTGTTGTCAATGACAGAAAGAAAAAATATAGTATATGTAATTCAAGAATTACCAGGCACAAAAGCCAATGCTCCTAGAATAAATATTATGAGTGCGAGAGAATATGGTGAATTTAAATTTTTACTTCCAGAATTTTCTCAAATAATTTTTTCTCCTGGACCTTTAGTTTTTAAGTTAAGAAAACTTTTAAAAGATTATACTCCAGAAGATTATTTATTATTGACCGGCGATCCTGCTATAATTGGAATTGCATGTTCTATAGTTTCTGATATTACAAACGGCAAATTTAATTTGTTAAAGTGGGATAGACAAGAAAGAATGTATTATCCAATTAAAATAAACTTACACGAGAAAGGAGAAATCAATGTCGATTGACTTTGAACAAGAAAAAAGAGAAGAGTTGGATGGCGCTAATGATGCCAAAAAATTATCTGATCAAGTAGTAAAGCTACAAGAACTAGAAGAAGAACTTTTAGTTAAAGAACAAGAATATAAAGAGATGAAAAGAAAAGTAGAACTAGTGTCATCAGAGGTAATACCTACGATGATGCAAGAAATGAATATCTCTACATTAAAATTATCAGACGGGACTTCAGTTGAAGTTAAACCTGTCTATGGTGCTTCTATACCTGCAGATAAAAAGGAAGAAGCGTATAAATGGCTTCGTGAGAACGGACTAGGTGACCTTATTAAAAATGAGGTGACCGTTGCTTTTGGACGTTCCGAAGATAACAAGGCACAGCAATATGCTGTCCTTGCACAAGGTCAAGGGTATGAACCTGTCCAGAAATTAAAGGTTGAACCAATGACACTTAAAGCACTAGTCAGAGAGCGTGTTGAGGCTGGACTCGATATGCCTTCTGACTTATTTAACTTGTTCACAAGCAACAGAACAAAAATAACAAGGAATAAATAACCATGAATGAAGTAACAGAAAAAAAGTCTGCTCCTCTTCCGGCTAATATGTTTGAAGAAGATGCAGCAAAAGGTTTGGGACAAATAGGTCAAGAAGATCTTGCCTTACCTTTTCTTAAAATCCTAGGACAACTTTCACCAGAAGTTAATAAACGTGATGGTAAGTATGTTGAGGGTGCAGAACCAGGAATGATTTTCAATTCTGTTTCTGGAGAGTTGTATGATGGAGTGAAAGGCTTAGATGTCATTCCTGCATTTTATAAACTCGAGTACATAGAATGGAAAGATAGAGGAGAAGGACCAGGTGCACCAGTTGCAATCTATGATTCTTCATCTGATATTATGTCCAAAACAAAACCAGATGCAAACTACAAAGATAGATTACCAAACGGTAATTATATTGAGAAGACTGCATCGCATTTTGTAATTATAACGGGAGACAGTCCATCGACTGCGTTGATCTCTATGAAATCTACTCAATTAAAAATAAGTAGAAAGTGGAATTCAATGATGTCCGGCATAAAACTAAAAGGTAAAAACGGTTTATATACACCGGCATCTTTTAGCCACATTTACAAACTAAAGACTACTCAAATGTCTAATGACAAAGGCACTTGGTTTGGTTGGGAAGTAAGTAAAGTTGGTCCTATTACTGACGCGAGTCTTTATCAACAAGCTAAATCGTTTTCAGAAAGTATCTCTAAGGGTGCAGTGAAAGCGAAGCATGGTGAAGAAAAACCGGCGGAAAGTAGTAACAGCATTATATAATTCTCTAAGAGAATAGTGCACAACATGGGCCAATTGGGAGACTAAGCGGCCCATGTAGACAGGATAATTATGCAAGAGTATATAAAGATATTTAATGGCTATCGGCATGCATATGGAATTGCAGACTGGACTAACGCTGTCATTGATCCAGAAAACGGAAAAAAGAAACCTGTATACAGGTGGAACTACGAAGAATTTACAGACGCAATATATCAAGAACATTTAGAAGGAAACATATCAGTTGGCATACAACCAACTAATGAGAAAGGAAGTGCTATCTTTGGGGTTATAGATGTTGACCCAAAACAATATGAAGACTTTGACAAAAAATTTTATTTAGAAACTATACAACAATATAAACTACCGCTTGTACCAGTAGAATCTAAAAGTGGTGGGTTACATTTATATTTATTTATGAATGAGTTTGTACAATCAACAGTCATTGTATCATTCTTAAGTAATTTATTACCTTTATTTCATCTTAAACCAGACTGTGAAATATTTCCTAAACAAACACAATTAACAAAGGATCCGGAAACAGGGATCTTGAAACCAGGACAGTTTATAAACCTACCCTACTATGGTGGAGAAAGAAAAGCTGTAAATATAGACGGTACATTTTTTACACTAGAACAATTTGTACAAGTTGTTGATGCAAACATAACTACAAAAGATGAGTTAAAAACCATTACAGAAGAAATGGAAAGACAGTCTATGGAAGGTGTAGATGAAGATTTTTTAGATGGACCACCTTGTCTTGCGTTAATATCTAAAATATCTAATCAAGAAAATTTTGATGGTAAAGATAGATTTATGTATAATTATCATGTGTTTGTAAAAATGAAGTATGCAGACAATTGGGAACAAAAAGTAAAGAATGCACCAGTAAAATATTTTGCAAGAGAACACGCTAATGCATGGGATGATAATAAATTAAAACAAAAAACAAGGTCATGGAATAGATCGGAAAAAGGTTATACTTGTAATCAAAGTCCCATCAGTGACTTCTGTAAAAAAGGTATTTGTGTTAAAAAGAAATTTGGAATACTTGCAGGATCAAAAGGACAGTATCCTGTATTAACAAATTTAAGAAAGATAGACATAGAACCAGATCCGGAATATGAATTTGATGTAACTAAACCAGATGGTATTGGTAAAGCAACTGTACACTGCAGGACCATTGAACACGTAACAGATCAACGTAAACGTAGAAACTCAATAGCAAAAGCTGCAGGATTTCCACCACCAATTATAAAAGCACCAGAAGATCAAACAGTATTAGAAGCATTGTTTCAAACACAAAAAATAATTAATCCACCAGTTGGTACTTCACCAAGAGAAAAACTACATGATGTATTACATGCAAAAATAAATGGACCTAAAGCTATGAACGATGCATCGTTTAAATCTGGTACAGTATTAATAGAAGATGGTTATGCATACTTTAAATTTGATAAATTTTATGACAAGTTAAAATCTAAAAATTGGAAACATGGTGAGGACAAAACAGGTGTGATGATGAAAACTAATTACAAACATTGTGACATAGAATTTTTAGAACAAAAAAGATACCCTAGTAATATTAAAGGTAAGTACAATACACCAACTAAAAATGTAGTATCAATAAATATAAAAGAGTTTGAGGATGTAACAATCAATCACAATAAATTAAAACATAACACGGAGATAATGTAATGTCTGTTAGAAAAATATTAGGTCCTCCAGGTACAGGTAAAACAACTAGACTTATTAAGTATGTAAAAACATTTGTTAAACTTGGTACACCTATTGATAAGATTGGTTACTTTGCATTTACAAAGAAAGCTGCTGATGAAGCAGTGGATAGAATGTTAGATGCATATCCAAATCTACAAAAGAAAAATTTAAAACATTTTAGAACATTACACTCACTAGCATTTACAAGACTTGGACTAAAAAAATCTGAAGTTATGCAAGACGAACACTACGAAGACATTGGTAGACAGCTTGGAATAGAAGTTACAGTGTACTCTAACGGTCAAGAAAAAACTGGGTTTGTAGATTCTGATAGTGAATATTTTAACATAATTAATGCAGCAAGAATTAAAAATATAACTATTGAAGAAGAATATAATACAGACATGTATTCAGAAGACATAGATAAACACATGTTGCAGATATTAAAAGACGAAGTAGATAATTATAAAGAAGCTTATAAGCTGGTAGACTTCACTGACATGATTGAAAAATTTAATGTGGCAGAATTGTGTCCGAAATATGATGTAATATTTGTCGATGAAGCGCAAGATTTATCGCCAATACAGTGGAAAATGTACGATATACTTAAGAAAAACTCTAAACATGTTATCTTAGCCGGTGATGATGATCAAGCTATTTATGGTTGGGCTGGTGCAGATGTGCAAAGGTTTCAAGAGGAGCCTGCAAAAGACATAGTCTTGCCACAATCTTACAGGGTACCTCAAGAAGTACAAAAAATTGCTGATAAGATATTAAGTCTAATACCTGATGACAGAAGAATTAAAAAAACATGGGCACCGCGTCCGGAAACAGGGACCATAAATCATATAACATCTATAGAAGATGCACCACTTTATAGTGATGACTGGTTAATATTAGGTAGAACTAATAACGTATTAATTAAATTAAAACCTGTATTAAAAGACATGGCTATTTACTTTGAAATAAAAGGTAGAAAGAGTTATAAAACAAGATTGTATACAGCAGTAAAAAATTATACGAGATGGACTAATGGAGACAAGCTCTCTATGTCAGAGTGTAAAGATCTGTTTGAGTTTTTAGAACTAGATAAAGAATTAAAAGAAGAAAGAATGTATGGACTTGAAGAGTTTGGATACAGTATTACTGATCAATGGTATGAAGTTTTTAAATCTGATCCAGAAGAAAATTTATACATAAGAGAAATGTTACGTAACGAACAGAAATTAAGTGAACCTGCTAAAGTAAAACTTTCTACTATACACGCGGCTAAAGGTGGTGAAGCTACAAATGTTTTAATTATTTTAGACAACACAAAAAAAATAAGAGAAGCTATGGACAGAAGCGAAGACAAACGTGATGAAGAAAACAGAGTTTGGTATGTAGGTGTTACACGTACAAAACAAAATTTATTTATAATGACAGCTAAACAGGAGGATCGAGGTTATGACATCGAAAGCATTACATAAACAAGTTTCGGGAACACACTACATGTATATGGAGATTCAACCCGCAGAGTTTATAAACAAGAACAAATTGCTTTTTGCAGAAGGCAATGCTATAAAGTATATATGCAGACATTCTCGGAAAGGGGGAATAGAAGACATCGATAAAGCAATACATTATTTAGAAATGATTAAAGAAAGGGACTATGGAGCCAAATAATCATATACCTTTTTACATGGGACTATTCACATGTCTATTAATTTTTTGTTACTTAGCATTATGAAAAAAGATATAATTAAAAAAACAATTAAGATTAATAAAAATAAATTTTATTTAGAAATTTATCCAAGAATAGTTTCTTGGGAAATATTTCCCGCTGATCACAATGCTGCGCTGTATGCGTTTAGTAATAAAGAAAAATTAAATAAAAAAATAGAAGCTAACCACGTATATCAAAAGGAAACAATATGAAGATACCTACCTTTAGTGCGCAAACAGAATGGGTTATACCTACAGAATTTCCTGACCTTAGACAGGTTGATGAGATTGCAATTGACTTGGAGACAAAAGATCCTGACTTAATTAAAAAAGGATCTGGTTCTATTATAGGTAATGGAGAAGTTATAGGAATTGCTGTAGCGACTGCACATTACAAAGGTTACTTTCCAATAGCACATGAAGGTGGTGGTAACATGGATCGTAAGAAAGTTTTAGAATGGTTTAAAGATATTCTTAAAACAGATTCTACAAAAATATTTCACAATGCAATGTATGATGTTTGTTGGATCAGAGCTATGGGTTTAACCATTAATGGTATGATTGTTGATACAATGATTGCAGCAGCCGTGACTGATGAAAATAGATTTAGATATGATCTTAATAGTTTGTCTTGGAAGTATTTAGGTTTTGGTAAAAACGAAGCAGCTCTTGCAGAAGCAGCAGCGGAGTGGGGTATCGATCCTAAATCAGAAATGTATAAATTACCATCACTAAATGTTGGAACATATGCAGAGAGAGATGCAGAAGCAACGTTTGGTTTATGGCAAGAGATGAAAAAAGAAATTATTGCACAAGACTTACAATCTATCATGGAACTTGAAACAGATTTATTTCCATGTCTAGTTGACATGAGATTTAAGGGTGTGAGAGTTGATGTAGAAAAAGCACACAACCTTAAAAAAACGTTGATAAATGAGGAAAATTCGCTGTTGAATGCAATTGAAATGGAAACAAATGTTCGTCCACAAATTTGGGCAGCAAGCAGTATAGCAGAAGTATTTGAAAATTTAAAGATAGAGTTTGAACGAACTGAAAAAACACAAGCACCCTCTTTTACAAAAAACTTTTTACAAGAACATAAACATCCTGTTGTTAATATGATTGCAAAAGCAAGAGAGATTAACAAAGCACATACAACTTTTATAGATTCTATTTTACGTTACGAACACAAAGGTAGAATACATGCAGAGATAAACCAATTGCGTAATGCAGGTGGTGGTACAGTTACAGGTAGATTCTCTTATCAGAACCCTAATCTACAACAAATTCCTGCACGTAACAAAGATCTTGGTCCTAAGATAAGAAGTTTATTTATACCTGAAGAAGGTTGTAAGTGGGGAGTGTTTGATTACTCACAACAAGAACCTCGTCTTGTTGTACACTACGCAGCATTATATAAACTACCATCAGTGTATGATGTAGTTGACTCTTATCAAAATGATCCTAACGCAGACTTTCACCAGACTGTAGCAGATATGGCAGAAATAGATAGATCACAGGCTAAAACAATTAACTTAGGATTGTTTTATGGTATGGGTAAAGCTAAACTACAAGCAGAGTTGGGTGTTAGTAAAGACAAGGCTGCAGAACTATTTAATACGTATCATGCAAAGGTACCTTTCGTTAAACAACTTATGGATAAAGCATCTAACAGAGCACAAGATCGTGGACAGATTAGAACTTTACTTGGCAGACTATGCAGGTTTCATTTGTGGGAACCAAACAGTTTCGGTATGCATAAAGCTATGACACATGAAGATGCGTTGGCGGAACATGGACCGGGGATCAAGAGAGCTTACACATACAAAGCATTAAACAAATTAATTCAAGGTAGTGCAGCAGACATGACTAAAAAATCTATGTTAGAGCTATATAAAGAAGGTATTATACCTCACATACAGATACATGATGAACTAGACCTATCTATTGAAAGTGACGCACAAGCTAAAAAAGTAATTGAGATAATGGAACACGCTGTTAAATTAGAAGTACCAAACAAAGTTGATTATGAACATGGTAATAATTGGGGGGAGATAAACGACTAATGGCTTATTTAAATGCAAACATACCGGTAATAGAATGTTACGTTAGAGGTAATTATTTAAGAGATCAAAAAGATTCACATGATAAATATTTTGAAGTAGGGGTATTTGGTTTTAGTTCTATACCAAACAGAGTGCCTTTGTTTCATTTCTTAATGGAAGATGGTGGTCTATGGTGGAGAGCACCTATCACAGCGTTTTGTACAAAACCTGGAGTAAAAGAACTGCCTTTAGATGAAGTAGTTATGTGGGATAGTTTTAGTTACAACGTAAGTGTTACAACTTTTTATGAACTTGCAGGAGCAACAATGCAATACACATCAAGGCGTAAAGTAAAACGTAAGGGTAAATATCTTTTTACAATTGATTGGTGCGCAGGTGATTTTAATGAATTAAATTTTGGTTACGCAGAGAAACCAGACCAACATAAATGTGGTCACGTTCTTGAATTAGAGGATGGAAACTTTGCAATACAGCCCAATAATAGGCTTAAAATGTTTGATGCATCGATGGGTGTTGACC